GCAGTTGAAAAAGCCAAGTTCGTCGATAAAACCTACAAATGGAGTGGGGGCAATAGTATTCGATCTGGAGACGGACGGACTACTAAATGATGCTACCAGGATCCACTGTGTTGCACTCCATTGGTGCCAAGATGACCGCACCGAGGCGTATAATGATGAATCGTATGGCAGCACTGAATTTAGTATTAAAGAAGACGCACCGATGGGTAGTAATTACTCAATCACCACCGCGTTATCGTGGCTCGAAACCGCTGATATTATTGTCGGTCACAATATCATTGGGTTTGATATACCTGTTATCAAACGCATCTACCCTTGGTTTAATCCTAGCGGTGTTATTGTGGATACTCTGCTTTTATCTAGGTTATATCATCCTAACTTATTGGATATAGATAAGAAACATAATTGGCAGCATATGCCATTGCAGTTATATGGCAGACATTCTCTTGAGGCTTATGGATATAGATTGAATGAATACAAAGGGAACTTTGCTAAGACTACTGATTGGAAAGAGTGGTCTCAAGAGATGCAAGATTACTGCATACAAGATGTTGTTGTTACAAACAAATTATGCAAACATTTCCACCCATACCTGACTGGGTTGCGTTAGAGCATCAGGTTGCACAAATACTAACTCAACAGGAGCTACATGGATGGTACTTTAATGAACAAGAAGCTAGAAGTCTCGAATCAACTCTCCGAAGAGAGATGGAAGAAACTACTGGATTACTTCGGAGACAACACCCTTTCGTTGCAGGAAAGGTGTTCACTCCTAAACGAAATAACCGGACATCAGGCTATATCGAAGGAGCCTCATTCACTCGATTAAAGGAGCTTAATCCCACATCAAGGGATCATATTTCATGGATACTGACAACACACTATGGTTGGACGCCTTCATCAATGACTGCATGCGGGAAGGCGGTTATAGACGAGACCGTATTAAAAGAACTTGGATCGGATATAGCTCTGAGTTTTCTAAGACTACTGAATCTGACGAAGCAGCTTGGGATGATATCCGAAGGCGTCAACGCATGGCAGAAGCTTGTTACGAAGTCTAGGATACATCACCATTGTTCAGTAGCTACATCTACATTTAGATGTTCCCACAAAAAGCCAAATTTATCACAGGTTCCCTCAGATGAAAGATTTAGAAAATTATTCACCGCATCACCTGGCCTCATTATGGTGGGTGCCGATCTTAGCGGTATTGAGCTCAGGATGCTTGCCCACTATCTCGCCAGATTTGATCAAGGACGCTATGCCGAAATCCTCCTTACCGGAGACATCCATCAAACCAACGCTGACGCCATTGGAGTTACCAGGCGACAAGTCAAAACAATCACCTACGCCTTCCTCTACGGAGCAGGTAACGCCAAAATAGGTTACACTTATGATAAACAACTATCAGAGTCACAGGCTAAGAAGAAGGGTGCCGAAATACGTGAAGCCTATGTTGCTGCCATTCCAGGTCTTAAAGAATTGTTGGAAGCGGTACACAAAGCTAGTGCGAGAGGTTATGTACGCGGACTCGACCACCGTCGTATCCTCGTTGACTCGCGGCATAAGTCCCTCAATTACCTCATACAAGGATCGTCAGCGATCATCGCAAAAAGATGGTTGGTTTTAGCAAATGAATCTTTACCAAAAACTGCTCGACAACTTGCATTCGTTCATGATGAACTACAATTTGAATGCAACGAAGAGGACAAAGAAGATTTAAAATTTCTTCTTGAACTTACAGCCGCTCAGGCTGGTGAATATTATAAAATAAGATGCCCTATAGCAGCTGAATCACAATCGGGATTGACATGGGCAGACGTACACTAACATATGAAATTATTAGTAGATGCAGACTACATCGTATATAAGTCATGCGCGGCGGCAGAAACTGAAATTGATTGGGGTGATGATACTATCCTTGTCACTAGTAAGTTTAGCGACGCTTACAGCGCGACAAAACGAGAACTTGCCAAGCTTGAAAACAAATTTGGGACATTCTCTACTCTGATATTATTTTTCTCAGACTCTGAAAATTTCAGGAAAAAAATATTACCAGATTATAAAGGTCACCGCAATCGGAAGAAGCCGTGTGGCTATAAACGTGTCATAAATGCCCTCAGAAAAGAGTATAAGGTTATTATTAAACCTACACTTGAAGCTGATGACAGTATGGGAATTTATTCAACAAAGTACCCTGGTAATATAATTGTTTCTCCTGATAAAGATATGAGACAAATACCTGGACAACTGTATAACTTTGATGAAATTTTCACAATCGAACCGGAGGAAGGAGCAGCTTGGCACCTTATTCAATGCCTTGCTGGAGATCAAACTGATGGATATGGCGGCGTCCCTGGAATCGGAATCAAAAGAGCTGAAACTTTATTCAACGAGAAAGGTTATTCATGGAAAACAGTAGTGAATACTTTCACGGAGAAAGGTTTATCTGAAGATGATGCATTAGTTAATGCTAGATTAGCAAGGATTTTAACTGCAGATGATTATGACTTTAAAAAACGAAAGCCGAAACTATGGTCCCCCGCCTCCAGTTACAGAGTTAACTATGGAGCAAGAGTTCCAGATGAAAAAGCTAGAAATAAGACTAAATAGTGGTGAGGTTAAATATGAAGATCTTGTTACTGTTTTTATAGCTATGCAACATCAAAACTTTGTACTATCAAATTCAATAACAAATTTAATTAAAAAATGGCCACAAGTCCCACCTATTACAAGCGAGGTTCTACCGATGTTTGGGATTTTATTAGAGAACAAGGATTGAACTTCCACCTCGGTAATGCTATCAAGTATATCTGCCGTGCAGGTTATAAGGATAGCAAAGCACAAGACTTAGAAAAAGCAATTCACTATTTAGAGAACGAACTCCACCATGAAGAAAACCTTCTTATCAGAGCAAGCGAAGGAATTCCGATCCAAATACGGGATCCAGAACCGGGCAGATCGTATGAACAGATCTCGTCAGCAGAAATTAATTGTTGAGGAATTTAAAGAGTTCCTAGAAGCTGAGGGTATGCTTTTCATGCATGGTAGGAATCATCAGGCAGATTGTTTAAAAGAATTAGCTGACCTTGTTTATGTCTGCTATCAATACGCCGAAAATATGGGCTGGAATTTAGACGAAGCCTTGAATCTAGTCCATGAAAGTAATATGTCCAAACTCGATAAGGACGGTAAACCAATATATCGAGACGATGGAAAGGTCTTAAAAGGACCTAATTATAAACCACCTGATCTATCTAATTTATTTTGAAATGACTGCTAATGTAATATCTCGCACGGGGCGGGTCCAATCTTGGTTGGATAATCCCGAATCAAGGCTCCCAGTTTCATGTACCGTTTTCGTCGTAGAGGATTCTATGGAGGGAGAAAATGGCATCGAAGCAAGCTGGCGATATGTCAGCCATGGACTCAGATTTGGAGCGGGAGTTGCGGTCCATTTATCTAAGCTCCGTCCCAAAGGAGCAGAAAACGGAAAAGGTCTTACAGCTTCTGGACCAGTATCCTTCGGAAAAATCTACTCATCACTCAATGAAACACTCAGAAGAGGTGGAATCTACAAGAATGGCGCAGTGGTTCTTCATTTGGACCTTAATCATAGCGACATCCTCGAGTTTATTACTACTCCCAGGGAGGAACTCCCGTGGGTCAAACGATGCGTCGATATTGAGGTTGGATGGTGGCAAAGCTGTAATAGTCAAGTAAAAGACGCTCTTCTTTATGGCATTAAGTCAGGGGATATCTGGCTAAACAAAGTAAAATACGATGACAATGGACAAAGAATCTATGGCAACGTCTGTCTTGAGGTTTACCTGCCCTCACGTGGAACATGCTTGTTACAGCATGTCAATCTCGCAGCCTGTGAGCTCGGCACCATCGAGCAGGCTTTCGATCAAGGTATGTCCCAATTGTGCGAGCTCCATGGTAGGACAGGTGTTGGAACAACTGGAGAATACCTGCCACCTGATATCGACCGCCAAGTTGGGCTCGGGGTACTCGGGCTCGCGAACCTCCTCAGAAGGTACTACGTAAGTTATGAGGAATTTGGTAAACAATTAGAGAATGTTAACAAAGGTGAATACGGCACTGGTATTGGTTATCAATTAGCATTTAATCTTATGCTAGGAATCCAACGTGCTGCTGATATCGCCGATGAAAATAATATGGTGAGAGCATTTGCTATAGCTCCCACTGCCTCCTGTTCATATAGGAGTCAAGATTTACGTGGCTTTACAGCTACACCAGAAATAGCACCACCCATAAGCCGGACTGTGGACCGTGATAGCGGTACGTTCGGTGTACAATCTTATAATTACGGCGATGTAGAAATCGCTAGTGAAGTCGGTTGGGATGCTTACAAGAAAGTAGCAGACGAACTGATGAAAATGTATGATAATACGGGACTTCTTCACGGATACTCATTTAACTCTTGGAGTGATGTGGTAACCTACGATCGTGAATTCGTGGAAGAGTGGTTACTGTCACCCCAGACCTCCCTTTACTACAGCCTGCAAGTGATGTCTGACACACAAGACAAGACCGATGCGTATGCAGCATTAGATCAGAGTGAAGTGGACGATTACTTACAGGATATCCTCTCTGATAAAACAGATGAGACCCCGATAACCTGTGACTGTCAAGAATAATGAGACAACATCCTTATGATAAATTATTGGACCGTAAACGCAAATGGTCCCCCGTAAAACCCACCGTTGGAGTGTTGAAAAATGGAGCAGAGGATACTATTAGGCGTGCGCTCGCAGCACGTCATTTGGAGTTACCTGTGGGTTCCTTTATTGAGGAAGCACTTGAAAAAAATGTTCCCGACAACGCTAGGAAACTACTAAAGGACAATGTTAAAGATGAAGAAAGGCATGATCTTGCTCTCGGATACTATGCAGATGCCCTTGGTACAAATGAAACTGAAGAAAAAGAGGGGAAGTTACTAAGAGATGCTTGGATACGACACCCAGACCACACCATTACTAAAGCTTTGGTGGCTGAACGGGCAATATTCTTCGTTCTTCTTCCTTTTTTTAGGTTTAATGGCGATGCTGCTCTTCGGACCATATCGGCTGACATTTCAAGGGACGAGCAAATCCATGTCGCGAGTAATACCCTTGTTTGTTCTGAGCTTGATATACATGCCTCTCCTTCTTTGGATAAACTTAGGAAAGCCACCATTAACTGGATTCTTCAACCCCTAGGTATAAATACTACCGATAAATATTTAGACAAAAAATTTTGGCTGGATGCGAGCGATCGCTTAATGTATGAAGGGAAAGCTCCAGAGTTTTCTGAGACACAGAGAGCCCGTATGCCAGCGTTCTTCGAACATAGTAATGTCAATCTCCCTCAATACGCTTAAGCTACATAACGAGAGGGTGGAAGAGCTACTGAAAAAAGTAGAAGACAATTTTAAATGGAACCCTGTCCACCCAAAAGAACCAATTGAATCGATTATGTATCGCGCTGGACAAGCCAGTGTCATAGATTATATGAAAAACTTAATGGAAGAGGAGGAAGTCTGATGTGTGTAGGAAACTTGTTTAGACCAAAGCCACCAAAAATACCAGAACAAGCTCAACCGGACATAGCACCAGCATTGGCTCCTGTGACGCCTCTGGAAGATCCAGGGAAAGATGTAGATCTACAAGCACAGAAAAAACCTAATGAACTCATTACGACTAAACGTAAAACAGCTTTATCAATTAAAAAAGCTAGGGAAGGTGTTAAGCAGTTAGGTGCAATCAATCCGAAATCAATACCGTCAGCACCAAAAGCTGGCATTACAATATAGGAGATATAAATTATGTGTGAACCAAGTACAATAGGGTGGACTTTAGGGTCTCTTGCTGTAGCCTCCCAAACTGGTATCGGCAGAAAAGCATTTAGGAATGTCCGTGAAGGTATGGGCATTAGCGAAAATCCTAAAACTGCAACTGAAGATGTTTCTGGAAAAACATTCCAACAGAATTTTTACGGTTCTGGTTGGGACGTAAGTAAAGCAGGAGGAAAAGATTCAACTGCCAAACCAATGAACAGATCAAATTTAAACATAGGTTAAATGAAAGCACGTGCAAGATACTCTCAACTAACCCACGGTAGATCACAGTTCCTTGATACCGCTGTTGAGTGTTCAAGATTAACGCTGCCTTATCTAGTACATGAAGATTTAAGTTCACGACCTATTCATCAAAAATTACACACGCCTTGGCAAAGTGTTGGTTCTAAATGTGTGGTTAATTTAGCAGCAAAGTTAATGCTAGCTTTGATACCACCTCAAACTACATTTTTTAAACTACAAGTTAGAGATGATAAACTTGGACAAGAAATACCAAGAGAGATAAAAAGTGAATTAGATTTATCCTTTTCCAAGATGGAAAGGATGGTTATGGACTACATCAATGCTTCTAGTGATAGAGTAATAGTCCACCAGGCACTCAAACATTTGATTGTCTCTGGTAATGCATTGATATTTATGGGCAAAGATGG